TTTGTATAATCTAAAATCTCTGAAATATTATTGGCGTTTATATCGTTAGGGTTTATACCTAAAGTATATTTATGATCTGTTTGATTCCATATTTTTTCTCCGGTGTGTGGATATATTGTGTATTTTCCTCCATTTAGAAGCATTGCGTCAATTTGATGGCGTTTAGCTTCTATTGCATTTAATCCAGATTGTTTATCAAGATCAGCAATGCCGGATATATCTTGCTTGTATTGACTGAAATTTTGGGCTGCGTTTAGTTGAGCTTGGTCTTTAACAGCTCTTCCATATTGCAGATAATGATTTTCACCAAAGCCATTTAAAACTCCTAAATTGTATCCTACAGTTTCAAAATATGTTTCTTTCTTCTTACTTTTTTTAAAATCTTCGTCATTTTTAAAACCGGGCATCAAGTCATTGACTTGTTTTTGTATATTTGAGGTCGTTGTCGCTGTCCTTGATTTGGCTGCATATATACTGATACCAAGAGTGGCTAACGCTGCTACGGCTGCTGCAACAACTGCTGGTATTCCTCCTAATGCCGCCAATAAACCACCACCAATAGCTTTTCCAACCCCTCCAGCTCCTCCTACTCCCCCGATAACGGTAGTAAGACTTCTTGCGGCTTTTATGGATTTAACTATAGTGCCTCCCATCTCGGCAATAGCTAATGTGATACTGGATAGTTTCTTAAACAGTATTCCTCCAATTATAAAATACTCTAACCAATTCCAATTTTCAGATACCCACATAGATACTCCAACCAATGCTTTTGTTAATGCGACCAATCCTGTGGCTACATCTTTGAACATCTGAGCTGTTCCCGGTTGTTGGAGCAACAATATCAGATCGTCTAACCCATTTTTGATGATAGGATTGAACGCTTCGAAGACGGTCATACCTGTCTCGGTAAACTGTGATGTTACCTTGTCCCATTTTCCCTTGATGGTATCTTGTTTTTTAGACGCTATGCTATCAGCTAGACCTCCGGAGTAGATTGAGTTTTGTATTAATTCTGGAAGTTTCATCAATTCGGCGAATACGTTGTTAGCTGCGTTTCCTCCGATTTTATCAAATAGTTTGGTCAGGTCTTGTACGCTGGCATCGTTAGACTTGAGCTGGGAGAATATGTCAAATAACGATCTTAATTTGGTCTTTCCTGTTGCCTTGTCTAGCTCATATAGCTGGATGTTGTATTTTTTCAAGACCTCAGTTCCCTTTTTTGTAGGATTCAATAATCTTGTCATCATCGCTCGTAAGGCTGTACCCGCAACCGTACCTTTCAATCCGGCGTTTCCTAGCGCCCCGATAGCGGCAGTCGCTTCATTGAAAGAGATCTTGGCCATACTCATCATGGGAGCTGCGAATTTCATGGCTTCACCCATTTCCAATACATTGGTATTTGTGCTGGTGGTAACGCTTGTAAGTATATCGGATATTTGTCCCATCTTAGAACTGTCCAAACCATAGGCGGTCTGGATATTAGTCACGATATCTGCCATCCTATCAAGTGGAGCGTCACCAATGATAGCGAGATTGGCGATAGGTTTTATGGAATTATTGATATCCTCGATATTCAAGCCTGCCATACCTAGATATTTGGCCGCTCCAGCAACCTCTGTCGTGGTAAACTTGGTATCGACACCAACCTTACGGATATTCTTTGACATATCGGAAAATCGCTGGTCAAACGTAGAAGTATCCTTATCCGTGGCTTTAAGGATACTCTGTACCGTTGTCATGATATTCTCATATTCAGCTGCATCCTTTACAATACTCATGGTTCCCATACCGATAGCGGCGGCACCAATCATGTTCGGGAAAGGGAATCCTGCTGCGTACATGACATCCGCAGCCCCGAATAACCCTTTCGCCCCGCTACCAAAGCCACGTGCAGCTCTGTTGTTGCCATTTTTAGGGACATAGTTTCTATTTTTCCTACCCGTAATAGAGGTCGCTGATCCGGTCGTAGTATTGGTTGTTTGGTTAACCTTGGTATTGATAGTGACCGTTTTTCCCTTGATCGCATTGATCTGGGATTGAAGGTTTTTTAGCTCTTTCTTTATGCCATTATCAATACTGAATTTGATCTTCTTAGGTCTTGTGCCAGTGATTCTATTGAGACTTACAAAAGCAGCGTTGACTTTTCCAATCTCTTTTCTCAATGTTTCTAGGGAGGTTATGATGGGAGGGATAGTCCTTTGAATCGTGCTTTGGAAATCACTGATATTTTTAGAAGCTTGCGCCCCGTTGATGTCTATATTGTACCTGACGTTGTAATCCAT